TGGGCGTATGAAGCATGGTTAAAACATGAACAGTCTCATTGGTTGCATACAGAAGTTCCTATGCTAGAGGATGTACAAGATTGGAAAAAACGATTAACTGATAATGAGAAGTTATTTCTAACACATATCTTTAGATTCTTCACACAAGGCGACATTGACGTTGCTGGTGGTTATGTACGCAATTATTTGCCACACTTCCCACAACCTGAAGTTAGAATGATGCTTGCTGGTTTTGCGGCACGCGAAGCACTTCATATTGCTGCTTATTCACACTTGATTGAAACTCTAGGTTTGCCAGAGACAACTTACAACGAATTTCTCTCTTATCAAGAAATGCGCGATAAACATGATTATGTCAGAGACATTTCTGAACAAAACACAACACTAGAGAATACTGCAACACATATTGCTGTCTTTTCTGCATTTACAGAAGGTATGCAGTTATTCTCTTCGTTCATTATGCTATTGAACTTTCCTCGAAATGGACTAATGAAAGGAATGGGTCAAATCGTCACTTGGTCGATTGTTGATGAAACAATGCACGCTGAATCCATGATTAAATTGTTTAGAACATATATAGAAGAAAATAAGCAAATCTGGAATGATGAACTCAAATCAAGAATCTATACTATCGCAGAAAAAATGGTTGATCTTGAGGAGAAATTTATTGACCTCGCTTTCAAGATGGGTGGAATGCGGGATCTTACTTCTGATGATGTTAAGCGATATATTCGCTATATCGCTGATCGCCGTCTTATTTCTTTGGGTCTCAAAGGAATATTTAAAGTGAAGAAGAATCCATTACCATGGGTAGAAGAGATGATTAATGCACCGACTCACACAAACTTTTTTGAGAATCGGGCAACAGATTATGCTAAGGGCGCTCTAACTGGAAATTGGAGCGATGTTTGGGCTAATTAAGGAGATTTAAATGGCAGACAAAATTATAACAGCAGATTGTGATAGCTGCGAGTCAACATTTGAAATTGCATATGAAGAAGAACTAGTGTCAGATCAATTACCTAGTTTCTGTCCATTTTGTGGTGAAGCAGTTGAAGATGTTACAGAACAAATATATGAAGAAGAAGATGATGATTTAGATATTGAGGAATGGGAGTGACCTGGAAATTTGAGGGATCAGATTTCACGGAAAGTCAAATAGGTGAATACTATGGATTCGTCTATTTGATAACAAATCTTCAAACCAATAAGAAATATATTGGTAAGAAGTTTTTCTACTCAGCACGAACAAAAACCTTGAAAGGCAAGAAGAAAAGGTATAAGATAGCATCTGACTGGCAAACTTACTACGGTTCGAACACGGAACTCCAGACCGACGTGAAGATGCTAGGTGAACAGATGTTCCTGAGAGAAATTCTACATCTTTGTAAGACTAAGGGTGAGTGTGGTTACGTCGAAGCAAAAGAACAGTTTGGTAGAACTGTATTGGAAACCGACGACTTTTATAACACTTGGATAATGGTAAGAGTTAGAAAATCACACATTAAGGATTATAATGGAAGAATTAAAAGCATTACGTGAGGGTAATTACGATGGTTTTATGTTTATGAGGAGTGATGATGGTAATTTAGCAATTAAAGCATTTGAGTTTAATGATCCGGGTCAAAAACTTCCTGGTTCATCGATGGGAGATCTATATGATATAATTGTAACGCCACAAGATTTATCTGAAAAACCAGATAGATTTAAAGCAATACTAGTATCACCAGTAGATTATTTAAATAGAATGTTTGATGATGGATTTTTTGGTGTCATTTGTCGCGCTACCACCAAATCAGATAAAGCGATGAATGAAAACTATGCATCAATGGTTGAAGCTATTGAACAGATTATGAAAAATATGGAGAAATAATATGATTGATCGTTTTGAATTGAAACAAATTTTGGAAAAGTCTGTTGCAACTGTTGTCTTCACAAAAGTCAATGGTGAACAACGAGAAATGAAATGTACTCTTCTTGCCGAATATGTTCCTAAACAGAATGTTGTAGAAAAACAACTTCTGTCTGAGACCTTGACACCCAAGGAGAATCCTAGTACAATGGCTGTATGGGATGTAGAAAACAACGGATGGCGGTCATTTCGTCTTGATTCTATTAACTCAGTTTCTGCCTCTAGTGTATAAACAAATTAATTAAATATGCGACCCACTTCTATCGAAGAGTATGAAAAGAAAGCGTCTGGTGGTGAACCAACGTGGACTAATGTTGAAGTTTCTCTTTATCAAGATGTACCACTTTCGAAAGCATTGAATTGGTATGCGTATCATTGTTCCGATAAAGAAAGTAAGAAGTATACTATTCAATATCTAAAAGATAAGAAAGCGTCTAAGAACATTATTGATGCTATTGATAGAGTTCCTGAAGACAAGTTTAAGAATCTTGGATTTGTTTGCCGCATGAAACTTCGCGGAGCACCTCTTACAGAGAAGAATGATAAGTGGATTGAGAACTCTATCGAGAATCTTCGGTGTCTCTTTAAAGAGAGTACAAAAGAAGAAGAGAATAAAGTAGAGAAAGTGGGTCCTTCAATTCAAGAACGAATTGAAGACAAATCTCGTGAACATATTGGTGAACTTGAAGGTGTCATCGATGAATGTATTGCCAAGAAGAATTTTACTGATATTAATCCATATGATTGGATGCAGGCACGGCAAGTCAAAGCAGTTCATACAAAGTTTATTGTTTCCTTTTGTGAAAAACGAATTGCAGAACTAAAAGAAGTTACTGCAGGTAAAGATGAGCAATTAGTTGAAGGATATTCAAATTTTAAGAAAACTTTACTCAAACGATATCTGGATTTTCTAAATACAGTTGTGGCAGATTGTTCAAGGATTAGTCATGTTGCGAAAGTGACTCGAGCTCCAAGAAAGAAGAAGCCTAAGACAACTGAAAAGATTCTGGCTACGTTTCAATATAAGAAAGAAGATAAAGATTTTAAAGTGGCTTCTATTAATCCTACTGATATTATCGGTGCATCTCAGTTATGGGTTTTTAATACAAAAACAAGAAAACTTGGATGTTATTTCTCAACCGACAACTCGGGCTTGAGTGTGAAAGGTACTACATTGACTAATTTTGAAGAATCTAAATCAATTCAAAAAACTGTTCGAAAACCAGAGACTGTTCTACCTGGAGTTATCTCTGCGGGTAAAGTAGCGCTCCGTAAAACACTAACTGATATTAATGCAGTCGAACAACCAATGACTGGGCGAATCAACGCCGACACAATTCTACTAAGGGTAATCAAATGAGAAGAAATATCTATGAAGTTTTTGATGATTTTGAAAATGCATCAAATAAAGAAGAAAGAATCAGAGTTCTGCAGGAAAACTGGACTCCAGTACTACAGAACGTGTTATCTATGGCATTTCATCCAGACATTAAGTGGAAAGTCAAAGGAATTCCAGAGAATTATAAGATTCCAGATACAAAACCAGGAATTTCTTATAGTACGCTTAATCAAGAACTAAAAAGATTGTATTTGTTTCAAGTTGGAAATCCAACAGCAGAAAAATTGACAGAAGAAAAACAAAAAGAGTTGCTTTTAATTCTTCTTGAGTCTCTAGAACCTAGAGAAGCAGAAGTTATCAATGGAATCTTCAAAAAAGATTTGGGTGTTGAGGGCTTGACATACAAGTTCGTTCGTGATAATATTAGTGGACTGTTGCCGTAACAGTATTTTTTCAACCAGAGAGGGAGTGTAGATAAAGTGGGTAAGTCTTTTGGTAGGTATTTTGAAGAGTCATCTAACGACGAATTTGGTTCTTCAAATGATTTTTACAATAAAAAACAAAAAAAGAAAAGCATTGAACTTAGAAAAAGCAAAATGCGCAAATATCAAGAAGATTCTTTTGAATCTGATTTCAACGAAAAGCGTATGAAGTATCGATAATCTAATTTTTTGAGTTTTTTGTTATGATGATTTATGCTTATCAGAAAAAGTCCAAGCCAAAATTGCGTCCTAAGAAAGAACGCGAAGAATATCAAGCTTGGTTAGACAAACATGGCGTCGGTAAGAAGAAAAAAGTTACCGAATCTCCGTCTTTTTCTTATAATTTGAACATTCCTGCCGGCAGGACTGATTCAAGACACATTCCTTCTCTAAATACTGGAGAAGGCGACACAAATATGCGAACTAAAAAAGTTTATACGGGCGATAAAATGCTTGGAATCGGAACTTTGCATAAATCTAACGCTGTTCCTGTGTTTTCTCAAGAAGAAGCACTCGACATGGCAAAAATGAGAAGGTAAAAATGGAAAATTCCGAAGAAATTCACGAAATTTTGCGAAAAATCGTAGCCGAATGGGTAAAAATGTCCCAGGATGAAGAAAAGTGTGACGGAGAAGCAACACCCGCTTGACATTTTCACGAAAAAGCGTATAATAGAATCATCAACTCAACGGAAACACAAATGCTGATCGATTCGAAATCCAATCTTGCACGACTGATGGCTACTGAGAACCTCGTTATTGAACAACGGCGAGTTCCAACTGCTTTTTTCGACATTAAAAATCGTGTTCTCACGGTTCCTATTCTAAATGGCAATCTATCTGCTGAACTTTATGATCTTCTTTTGGGTCATGAAGTTGGCCATGCACTAGAAACTCCAGAAGAGGGTTGGCATCATTCTGTCATTGAAATCAAAGAAGTGTCCAGAACGACTCTGAATATTTGTGAAGATATTCGGATCGAAAAGAAAATCAAACGACGCTTTCCTGGTATTCGCCCGTCCTTCCTAAAAGGATACCGCGAACTTATGGATATGGACTTCTTTGGCGTCAAAGGTAAAGATCTGAATACGCTTAATTTCCTTGATCGCATCAATCTTCATGCCAAAGGTGGCGCACAACAGAATATTCGATTCACTAAAGAAGAAACTGATCTTCTAGAAGAAGCAGAAGACGCTGAAACTTTTAAAGAAACCGTTGAGGTTGCTAAAAAGATTGATGCGTTTATGAAAAAACAAGAAGAAAAGCGTAAAAACGAAAAACCGAATTCGTCTTCGGAAGAATTTTTGGAGTCTTCTTTACAAGATGATGACATTGATGAAACTCAACAGTATTCGGTCACAGATTCTGATGAAGATGAGGATGGTTCTGATGATGGCGAAGGTGAGGATGATGATTCTGGTGAAGATGCCAAGACTGGTATGACTGGTTCTGCCGATGGTAAATACAATCCTGTTTCTATCACAGATCAAAACTTCCGTGAACGCGAGAAGGAACTTACATCAGAAGCAACTCGAAAAGAGTATGTGTATTCTTCTATTCCGGAAGTTAATCTCAGTAAGATTGTTGTTCCTCATAAAGTTGTATATGAGAAGTTTGCTTCGATTAACAAACTAGAGGCGAATACTGGATTCTATAAACCAGAGGTTCTTCTTTCCAATTTGAATGCATTTCGGAAAGAATCGAATCGTGTAGTTTCTTATCTAGTAAAAGAGTTTGAACTTCGCAAGAATGCCGATCAACTTTCTCGGGCTAAAGTGTCTAAGACTGGTGATTTGAATATGTCTAAGATTTCTGAGTATAAGTTTACTGATGATATCTTTAAACGCATTACTAAGATTCCTAATGGTAAGTCACATGGTCTTGTCATGTATATTGATTGGTCTGGTTCTATGTCAGATCACATTCATGCAACGGTAAAGCAGTTGTTGAATCTGGTGATGTTCTGTAAGAAAGTGAGTATTCCTTTTGAGGTGTATGCGATTGCATCTCATCCAGATGCAGATGATAGTATTCCATATCGTGGTGGTCTCTGTGGTTATCAGAGTATGACGATTGGTGATCTTGGTATGCACGATGATTTTTGTTTGCCAAACATTCTTTCTTCTAAGATGACTCCAAAAGAGTTTACGAACGCTGCGTCAATTCTTCTTGATTTTGGAACATCACGGTATACTCAGACGCAGAACGTTGTTGTGCCACAGATGATGCATCTTTCTGGTACTCCTTTGAATGAGACTATTATTTGTGCATTTGACATGATTGAGAATTTCAAACGTGACAATAATCTTCAGATCGTGAATACTGTATTTCTGACGGATGGTAATTCGATATCGTTGATGGGTCGCATCAATGGATTCAATTCAAATGGATTACCATATGTTGAAGCGATTCGACCATATAATAAGAGGTCTTCTTTTATTCGTGATCCAAAGACTAAGGCTGTTGTCGAGATTCCTATTGTTGGTAATGGTTGGAATTCTGCCGAGATTAATAATTCGTATGAGACTAGGGCTTTGCTTCAGTTGTTGAAACAGAGGATTAGTGGCAATCTGATTGGATTTTATATTGCAAATAATCGGGCTGCAGTTCAATGTGTGAATACGTATAATCTAGATCAGAACAATGACAAGAAGATTCGTGATTTTCGGAAGAACAATTATACTGTCATTGATTCTGCTGGGTATGATGACTACTATATTCTGCGGTCAGACAAGTTGGATATTGATGACGAAGAGTTTTCGGTAACTGCAAATACAACTAAGAGTCTTGTCTCGGCATTTTCTAAATATACTAACAACAAGATCTCTAATCGAGTTGTACTGAATAGGTTCATTAATCTGATTGCATAAGAGGAAATCATGGCAAAAAAGAGTTCAGTAATAAGTGCAACTTTGATCAAGTATAGAAAGAATGCATATGATGATTTCTCGTGGTTCTGGATTGATTCTAAATCTGGTGCTGCACTCTCTAAACATTTTGAATCTCAGGAAGATGCAGAAACATGGTTCAATGGTATGATCTCCATTCACAATGAAACGTATTCTCTATTGGATCGTGTTATGAATGGTGGATGGCATACTGTATCTGCACGAGTTGACTTATCGGCAGAACTTCCTCGCTGCCCATATACTTCAAAGTATGAAGATGATATGATGCATGTAACGCTTATTGCACGAGACAAAGAAGAAGCAAAGAAAAGAGTCGAGAAATATTATCAAGTATTGGAGTGGGCAGAGTGATAAAACGATTTTACACTCTTCTCATTCGATGGTCAGAGAAAGTATATGAATATCAGAGGACAAAATGACTAAGACTTATACTGTAGAATTAGAAGGCGAGAATGGTGAAATCCTGCCACTACCCGATGAATTGTGTAAGGAGATGGATCTAAAAGAAGGAGACAAACTCTCGTTTGAAATCGAGGGTGAAACTGTAATTCTTAAAAAGGTTAATACCTAAAAAAGTTGATCGTCTTGCTGATTAATCTTGACTTCGGCACGAATCCGTTCAACGTCAATAGATCTACCGCGTAACTGAAGGACAGTATCAACTTTCTCGTTGAGTCTAATCAGATCATTATCTAGAGCACGAATCCTGTCGATCAGGTGGATGAGAGTTTTATTTGCACCAGATACGACAGGCTTCACTTCTTCAGTTACCCATTTCCAAGTATAGTGGACAAAGTAACCCAGACCAAATGCTGCTATAATAGGAAAACCATATTTGTTGATTAACTCTACTACTTGCATTATTCTTTGATCGAAGATATTCTTTTTGGCATTGAGAGACGATCTTCCATAATAGCAATATGTTGTCTATTTTCACCAATCATATCACGATTCTTTTGAATCTCTTTTTCTAAATCTTGTCTCAATTTCTCTCGGGCTAACTCGGCACCAGAGTTAGTTGCTTGTTTATTATCAGAAGTGACTACAAGAGAAATTTTTCCATTTAATATAGTAACATCATGAGCCAAATTCTGGAGTGCAGTCATTAAGTATACTACACAAGAGAATAGTAAAGGTAATAGTGCGAAAGTTAATTTCTCGATTAACTGACCTTTTGCGTGTGCTTCTTCTAGTTTTTCTTGGGACATATCCATCTCCTTTAGTCTTTTCTCATATCTTTAAGGTGGGCACGGGCAATTCTATTAAAATTAGGCTGTAAACCAAGTGCATGAGATACTTTGATATCAATCCTTTCTACTTCAGAATTCATGATATCAATTCGTCTATCCAGAGAAGTGATGATATCTTCTAATGATTTAATAGAAGAGATAACACCAGCAAGAATAAACTTGAGACAAAGAAAAACAAAGAATCCAGCTGCGACTGCTGCTGCAATAGGAAAACCAACCTCAGAAACTATCTGTAGAAAATCTAATTCCATTTCGGTATTTCCTATTTTTGTATAGGAGTATTTATCTTATCTTAGCGCTTGACGGCACGACCTCGGAGTAGTATACTGAAAGGGTGAAAAGACCCATGAAGGGTCGTAGAAGAAAGCCTACCCGGGAAAAATTCAGATCCAACGGGAATTTCGAAAATCGCTTGGATGGGCCAGAAAATAAAAATTTGAGAAAAAGAGTTTGGGTCAGAGGCCGAAATAACTTACACTCAATATTTTTAACACAACTGTCTTCCAAGTTTTAAACCCGGTATTTAAACTGGGTCGGTATTTTTAACGTGCCAATGCATCCACAATGGCATTCATTAACATAAAGGAGGATATACAAACGAATACCACCAATACTACATCCAATATACTAATATCTCGACGCATTATGCACCACCTTGAATAGAGATATATTCATCATATTCGAGGAACATATCAGATTTAGGATTCCAATACTTACCCTCAATTGGATCATAGTATAGAGTCATACCATTAGCATAGTGGAATGGACCCTCTAGACCCTTTACTGATGAATATGAGTCTTGCAATGGTGTGCGGTGAAACACGGTATATGCCATGAATTAGACTCCGCGTGGTGTATTGATTGGTGCTGCCACTAGAGGTTTGAATTGGCGTGCTTTACGACCACGCGGAGGGAGTTTGGTGATTACATTACCTGCTTTGAGGTATGCAATGACCATTTCCAAACCCTGAGTGGCACGTGCGATACTGGCACCATTAGCTGATTGCATTATATTATATTCCTATTAGATTGGATATGGATTAGACTGCGCCGTTTTCAACAAGGAGCAACACAACACGGTAAACAATGTCAATTACCAACATGAGGACCGAATCAATCATTTCCATTTAATTTCTCTGAGGTTTTTCTTCACAACAGAATCTATTTTACTCTGGTGGAGAGAATTGTCAAGTGTTGTATGGAAACAACGGTAGTGATACGGAAGTGTTGCGGAAATGATACGGTTCGGTGGTGTCTCGGAAATTCGTGATATAATATAAAATTTCTTTATCGGGAACAGGTGTTTAGTCCCGGTGCAATATTCAATTGGCGACAATGTAATTCGGTGCAATATTCGGAATGCGCCTATTTATTCGACACAATAATACACTAATTCACACATTATTACACCACCATTGCGACACTCATTGCGAATAAATACCTCTATTTATACGGACACTAAATATGACTTATGGTCCAAAAAGGTGATGTTGGAACACCTATTGGTACATGACCCATACTATCCTTATTAGTATAATCTGGACTAATATTAATCCTTACATCCTTGATTACTATATCTTTAATAGATGAATCAGGATATACTAATGTAATTCTTACAATATCTGGATGTGAAACTAATCCTACTGAATTGATAAAAGAATCTCTCAATTCTGGTGTATCAAAAGACTTCTCCCACATATGATCATTCTTGAATTTCCATCTTACTGTAAACATATAGCACTCCTTTTTTAATTATGGATTGGTCCAAATCTTTTCACATTCTTCTTTAGTATATTCTGCGTCTTTCATGCAATCATCGATAAATGCGTCAGGTGCCGATTGTATTATAGGTTTAATAGAAGGCAATACGGATGATGGAGTGGATTGACTAGACCTTGATTCTACTCCTATAGAAGATCCTGGTTCTTTACCATCAGAATATAATAGAATAACTGCAGCCAAAATGACTGCAGCACCCGTCAATAAAACTTTCCAATACGTACCAATAATATACACTACAATACCTGCAATGATTGCAAGTTGAACCATTCCTATCGTAATACCACTAGACTGAATCGTATTTAATAACGTCATGATATAGACTCAGTTATATGTCCCATCGCAATGCACATTTACTGGAGTTGTCACTACACCTTTCTCCGTCTTTACGGAAAGATATTCGACATTCGGTTTTAATTTTGCCGTAATACATTGCCGCGATGCCTGAATGACCTCTGTCCTATGCATTGAAGTCGGTTCTGTAAACTCTCGTGGATAATGTTTAGGCGGTAATTGTGGTTGCGATGGATTAGATGCACAACCCGATAATGCACAAGTTAATACTAATGCCGGTGTAATAATATATTTCATTCTGCCATATTCCTTGTAAAATGTTCTCGAATCTCTTTTGCCACTTGTTCTCCATTACCATCCGATATTAATGCAATACCAATACACTCTTGTATAATAAGTGTTGCATACTTCACCAATTCATTCTCATACTGTAATAACGGTTTACCATGTGCAAAACCTACAGAAGCAAACCCGGACTGAAATGCAAAATCCTTTACTATTGAATTCATTTAGGTGTCTCTCTCTCCATACCAAAATGCTCGTAAATTGTTTCCTCTAAAAAGACTTTACCTGTAAATGCATCCGGTTCTACCATAAGCGATAGCATCTGTTTTCGTGTTAGATTCGCACACTCTGTTACTACTAACTCAACCAATGTCCGATTAAACTCATGCACAGAATAAATCGAAACATCATCCGATAATACCTTATGCGTTCGATCAACCAATACATCAACTATATCATCTTTCGTAATAGACCGCTTTGTCATGCGACGTGCCATTCTAATTCATCCTTATATTCAATCGACTCAGATCCATCATACTCTGTAATCCGAAACTCGCGACCAATATCGACCCACTCAACCCTTAAGTCCTCTGCACCTGAAAAATAATGCTGTTCGCCAAATCGCTCCTGACAATACTGAACAATTTCAGTATAATGCTTTTTTGATTCAACCATCTCGACAATTATGGGATCATACAATAACTTTTCTTCACCATGCCAAGAATACCAACCAGCACCAAATCCAGGCGAATACAATACCGCCACTTTACCACCGATTATTGTTTTAACCATTATTGAAACTCCAATAAATCTGCAATATCATCATCATACAACCATGCAATTGTTTTTCGAACACTTTCCGTTACAGAAAAATGTTCACGGTACATAACATAATAATGGCAAAAGAAATTGTCATCACCACGCGCTTCAGTATACCGTTGCGCCCGAATCAAAAAATCCATTACTATCAAATCCTATCCATCATTGGTCTAGCAGAACGGCCTTGCTCATAATGATCACGAGGCCATTCGGGCACAACAGGTTTATATCCACGTGCTTTTTGAATTGCACTAATTTCCGACTGCAATGCGGCCATACGCAATTCATATTCGGCACGTAATTCGGCCATTTCCAATTTGATTTCTTTAATCTTTCGCATTACCATTCACCAATTAAGCAGGCATTTCGGAGAGGTTTTTCATCTCAAATTTAATGCGGTTAATCCGATTCCGTGCAAGACCAGAAACCCATTTAATCTTGGCACGTTCTAATTCTACCAACGTATCAACCGATTGGCGATTAAGGAACTGGACCAACGCTTTGTATCCTTCATTGGAAGGATCAATTCGCTCAATTGAACCATATGCCTCACGGAGCATAACAACCTTAGCAAAAACCACTTTATTACTGCAAAGCATGATATTAACCCTAGAATTAAGACAGAACCGAAACAATAGACTTTGCCAACGATACGGTAATCGAATGGAGCATCGATACAGACTCAGCAGAAACCGCAAGGACGGTCTCCTGGAAGTAGGCACCGAACACCGAAGAACCAACTGCGACAATAACGTATTTCACAAACTTTCCTTTTTTCTTCACCATAGAATCTATTATACACTGGTCCTGGGAGGTGTCAATATGTTGCTGGAAAGCAACAAAGGTGTTGTTTTTACACAACACCTCTTGCTTCATCCTTCCTCTTCTGTATTATAGTCTTCCTCTTCCTCATTATCCTTTTCGTATTCAGCAATTGATTCCGAAATGCAAAAGCATTCATCTAATTCCATTGGAAGCAATTGTTTCACTTCCTCTGAATTCATTCCTGAATACTCATAATAATCATCGGTACCATCCATGTACCGACCAGCAAAACACATACCGGGTTCAAAATAGAATGCATCAACCTCGAAACCCATTTCCTCTAATGCAGCATAGAAACCAATTGGAGGTGACCACGCAGTATCAAAAGACAATACAATTTCATTGTCGGATTGGTCAATGATATTAACATTGGTATCCCATTTGGTACCCCAATTATTGACGTTCCAATCGTACCAATTCTCCGACTCAGATTCAGGACGAGGTACTAATACATTAAAAAACGAATCAGATTCGGCCGATTTCTCGGCTGCATCTTTAATCTTTGCCATCAATTCAGGATCATCCGAAGTGACGGTTAAAAAGTTTGAGTTCCAGTTTGGAATTTTAGTTCTCCTTAAATTTAATTAAAAATATATCTATACTAGGCAGCCAATTTCAACGGAATAATAAAATCCCGTTTAACGAAACCGGTGGTGTCAATTTTGGCTTTACCTTTCTGATAAAGACCGACGATAATACCTTTGGGATCAAGAAACCGCAAGTCGGAATCATCACCATTGAATACGGGAAGACCGAGATACGATTCTGGGAAAGCAGAACCTTTTTTGATACCAAAAACAACGGCAACATTATAACCTTGTGCAATTGCTTTTGTCACGTCGGCATCATTGCCATCTGCAGCCGAGAATGTCAGACTGTAATTGGTAACCAAATTGATCTTACGACCAAGAATCTTGGTGTAATCATAGAAAATGCAATCCGAAAACGCATGGAAGATATTCATAAACGATACACCATTGCGAACCACCGAATACTTTTCCCATGCAATATCAGAGGTACCATTAAGACGGAACACGGGAACGAAACCCTTTTTAGCAGCCTGTTTAATTGCCAATTCAATATCAGCAACCAACAACCGCATAAACTCGGCACGATCCTCGAAAAACAATTTGGTCTTGCGAATACGTGCCTGTTGGATTACATTGGTGTTTTCACCACGCTTAAACATACCACCACGACCTGCCAGATTAAGACAAGCGGCAGTACAACCAGCAGTCCGCTTGGCGCAGGTCTCATAACCGGAAACATTAGCAGGTGCAAGGTGCAAGATATAGGTTGCATAGTTTGATGCAAGACCTTTAGCGACCTTAGGGTTTCCGACTGGAGCAGTAAGCAGTTTCATTCCAAATTTCCTGTTGTTTTCTCGACCACAGAATCTATTTTACTCGGATCCTGGGAGGTGTCAAGTGTTGCTGGCATACGACACTTCCGTTGTTTCCACGCAACGGTCAATAGGTGAGTCCAAATTCGGCATTGAATTGGGTATAAAATTGGATTATGAAATCCTCGACATCGGAGGTATTCAAATCGGCAGTATCCTCAGGATTGCGACCGATATAATATGCATAGGCATGGCGTGGACCAAAAGCCCAATCGTCATGGTATTTTGCAATATCAAGCAATTCTTTTTTAGAAAAATGGTAATTGACCATCTCTTTATCAATCAAAACGTATTCAATCATAAAATCCTCTGTTTTTCTCGACCACATAATCCATTATACGCTGGTCCGGTGGAAAGTCAATACGTTGTATAAAAACAACAGTATTGTCATCCATTCAATAATTGGGTAGTATCATCAGCAGGCCATTGCCTGCAATAAAAATGCTGACCATAAGATTCCTTTACAGTCCATGGATAACCAGCGGCAATAAGCCATGCATTAAAATCTGGATTCAATGCTTGATTCCATACTTTAGGGAATCCATATCGCCATCCACTTGGCGGATCAACCCATACTTTCATTATTCAACTCCAAAATGTTCTTTTAGTTTGTATCCAATACTGTTAAAAGGATGACTAGGTGGCGCAATATTATTGTCTAAGGCTTCGGCACATTCTTTGATAATCAACTCGACAAATCTTGTTAATTCATTAGGCCTATAGGTGTATTCTTTTGGATCTTTTGGTGGATCCCAATCCAATGCACCTGCACATTCGATTGCAATAGATTTAATTCGTTCGTTCATATTGTTATTTCCAAAGTGGAAAGTGTTTGCCTACGAGAGTAGCGGCTCTAAACTCTTTATTCTCTGCCAGAATTTTACAAGTTTCGGCAATGATTGATTCGGCGAATCTAACGGGATCCAATTCACCGGCCACGTAGTCGCCATTATTTTCCAATACAATGGCTTGATTATAAAGTTGGGCAAGTCGTTCGTTCATTTATCATCACCATTGACAAAAATCCATTTGCCGTTCACATTAATCCAATAACCATCAATCATTCTTTATACACTAAAGATTTAGTTTCGTTCATTGTTTTGGGACACACAAAATACATAACGTCCC